CTGGTCCCCTGGTACTCGCGGTTCATACCGACTTCCATAAGAGCTAGCAGGTTCAATCCTCGGTAGACGCGTCCGGTAGCACCCGAAGTAGGCAAGAAGCCTCCTTCTCCGGTCCAAGGCTTCTTCCAAGGAATGATTCCCTTCTCCATAGCCTCGAGAATGCTTGCAACAACGGTGCTGACAACTTCCTGGTTGCTCTTGTTGACGCTCTTGATTTCTTCGGTCAGGTCAACCTGGATAGGGTTTTCGTCCGAGCCTGGCTCGCCTGGTGCAGGAGTTACAGCCTGGTTGTCATCAATGTTGTCAGCAGCGTCAAACGCCATAAGCATAGGGTTGTCGGTCTGAGTGCCATCTGACTCGCCTAAGCGTAGAGATAGTTCTTCAATCTTGGCTCGAAGACCTAAAATCATGCTTCTATTCTTACCTGCTGGGCCACCAAGAGAACCGTCTTTATAACGTAGCGCCCATCTCTCAGCGTAGGTTAGAAGTTTAGGGTCTAGGTTTCCGCTGAGCAACTGCTGAAGTGCTTCTTTAGCTGTAGCGAGATTACTCTGGTCTATCTTTCTATAGTAGTCCGGGTCAGCTTTAATGTCAGCAATCTGCTGGTTCAAAGACGCAATATAATCCTTTATCTGACTACTAGTTAATCCATCTGTTCTATCTTCAGTAGGTAGTTCGAGCTGAGCTTTAGCGTCGCTGATTGATTTCTCTAGGTTAGCAATGGATTCCTGATTAAACGCTTCATAGTTGAACTCTCCAGGCTCGCCTTCGAACTGCATTAATTGAGGAGTAGATTTTTCTTCATTAAGAAGCTCGTTCAATTTCTCTGTATATTCTGCTATCCTTCTATTGACACCGGCAAGAGGACGATTTTTTATGTCTTCCTTATCGTTAGCTCCAGTTGCAGGGTCAGCAATTTTATCCTCGAGTTTCTTCTTTTCTTCATATAAAGAAGGGAGCATGTTTTCAATCCAGGCTATATCGTCCTTCCTCGCCTGTGCCATACGGGCTGGCCACTCGGCTATAGCTTTCTTTTTTGCCTCTTCTGCCTTCTTTAGATTTTTCTTATATTCCGCTATTTCTGCTTTTCTTTCCTTTGCCCGCTTTGATTGCTCGGCTTCGGCTAGTTTTTCTTCGAGAGCCTTTATTTCGGCCTCAATCTTTTCTTCTTCTTCTAGCTTTGCTCTCTCTTCTTTAGTTAGCTTTGCCTTTTCCTTCTTTATTTGTGCGGAGACGTCTTTTATACTCTTCTTTATTTCGGCCGCTTGCTCAGCGTTCTTGAGCATCTCGGCTAGATCGAGTTGTTCTTCTAGGAATTTCTTATTTCTCTTTAGTACGTCTATTGCACTGACGTAGTCTGTTGTAACCTTAGACGTGTCAGGACGGTTGCTAGGCTTTTCTTCCTTCTCCCCCTTTTCAGGGTCGAGAGATAGGTAGAAGCTTAGTCCTCCAGTGTACATTGCCTTTTTTGCTCTAGTTAGCACAACATAGGCTAGATTAATCTCTTCCTCTTCTTTCCACTTAGGCAGAATGTTAGAGGTGTCTTCGCCTTTATCCTCGGCGGATTTAATTCTGGCAGCGTGAGTCTCAGGAGTCTCAAAGTCAGTCCAGACAACCACATTGTCATACTCCAAACCTTTAGCACCGTGAGCATTTGTAGTAAACACGTCGGCGTCTTCTCCGCTAAGGGCGTTAACTAAAGCCTGAAGCATAGTTTCTGCTGAAGATAGTTTGTCCTTGGCATCATCAATTGGCTTCTCATAGCGGTGGTTAGACTTTATTTTTTGACCCGGGTTTTCTGGGTCATCAGTCTCGTCTACTTTATATGAGTAACCTACACTTTTTAACATGCCTTTGTTATTTCTAGTTCCTTTTATTGGCAATGCTTCATCGTCTGAAACCCACCCTGATACTGCATCAGAAATCAATATATTGTCTCCAACAATTTCGTATTTCAGATTGTTTCCTAGTTCCGCAGTGGTAGGTATTTTGCCAGTCTTAGGGTCTTTTTCTGGCATCTTAAATCCGTTAACTTTAGCTCTAAGATTGTCTATAATCTCTTGCAAATAATCGGTAGCGAACATACCACGGTCAGAAGCTGCCTTAGACAGTCTGTTCATAAACCTAACTATCTGTCCGGCTTCTTCGTCTTTTTGGTTGGCAGCTTCTTTGACCTCTTCCCAGCTGTTGAACTTAGACAAATCTTCGTACATTTTTCTAGGCGGGTACTTGCCGGTCTGCAGGTACTTAACTGTAGCGGTTAGAGTTTTAAATTTCTCTCTATACTGTGGCGTAGTGGAAGCCTTAAAGTTAGTATTCACCCCTAAAGCAGCAGATATAGTTAGTACTCCGTAGTTGGTTCTAGCAATGATAGCGTCAATGTTTTTATTGAGGTAGTTCATAGTCTCGACGTTGTCTTCTACAATCTGGGTGTCTGCATTTGGATTGCCTATAATATTTGTCTCTACGCCCAAGAAACTCAAGACCTTGTTTGCTAGTTTTGCAATTCTAGGTCCATAGCGATAGCTTTGCGTCAGAGGAAGCTGAATATCTCTACCAAATATTTTAACGGCGTTTTCGCTCGCACGGAATCCAAATATTTGCTGGAAGGTGTCACCAACTATAGTTGTAGAAATTTCATTATTGTACTTGGTGCTCTGAATTTGGAATATGTCTACGTTAGCCGGGTTCATGTCCTGAGCTTCGTCTACCATGATGTAGTTTGGAGACCTAAGAATATTTCTAATATTCAAGCCATGTACTGTAAAGCCCTTCTTGCCTACAACGTTTTCTCTGAAGTTTGGCTTAGCTAGCTGAGCATTCTTTATCGTATCTTCAAGGTTAATTTGCAACTGAGGAGTTTGGGGGTTGTATGGTTGAGTCATTTCAAACCACATCATTTTACTCAGTCTTATAAGCTTCTTTGCTGGGAATATGGACTCATCCTGCTCTCCGGTAGCGCCAATTTGTTTTTGATTTTGATACGCTGAGTAGTCAAAAGGAGTCTTGTTGTTTTTGCTGAAGAAATGTTTCTCGCTTATCTCTTGGTCTTTAGACAATATCCAAGCATTCAAAGCTCCTACAGCTAGTTTTGTAACATCCAGGGCCGGAATAGGAATTCCATTACTTAGAGTAATGTCCTCAACTCCAAACATGTCTCGAACTTTCGCATAGCTTGTACGCCAGATAGGTTTAGGCTCTTGAAACTGAGGATTTTTTCTTCTCTGCCTTCTGTTCTCTTGGTCCGTATTAATTCTAGATACCATGTAAGCATTTGCTTGAGCATTAAATGCTATGGAACCAAACGTTTGAGAGTTTACCGTGCTAGGCATTACCCGCTCTGCTTCGAGCTGGTTTTGCTTGCCGAATGCAGCGTACATACCAACTCGCTCGGAATTTAGTCTCTCTATTACTTCCGCTCCTTGCCTAAGTACGGTAGTTTTACCAGTACCGGCATAAGCTTGGACAACGGTATTTAAGCCCATAACCATAGCCTTAATGATTCGAACACCCTCTTCGCTAGGCTGTGGGTCTAGGAAAGATAAGTCAAGCTCAAACGCGTCAATCTTTTTGAGAAGCTCCGCCTGCTCCTTCTCAGTTGGGTAATTCGGCTCCGACTCAGGGAATTCCATGAACTGAGATGATATACGGTCATCGCTCTCGCTGGCAGCTATTCCTTTTAGAATGCTCTCAGCGTTGTCGTACAGAGCTTGAACTCTTGCAGAATTGTCCACAGCGTCTTGAGTGGTAAACAGCTGCATAATCCTGTTAGCTATGTAATTAGCAACCCGACTTTTGTAGACCTCGGCTTCAAATTCGTATTTCTCTCGGTCCCAGCCATTTGTAGAGGCTTCGTAATTAAATTCTGGACCGTTTACGCCCTTACCGTCTAAACCGCGCTGGAGAATACTCTTGAATACTTCGTAAGTAGACACAACGTCAGAGTCAGCTTCGTGACGTCCGTTGTTAGATAGGCCGAAGTAGTTTACGAGAGCCTCAAGGCTGTGAGCCGGAACTTGCAAACCGGAATCCGTAATTCTAAACGGAGCGTCTGGAGTCTGAGCACTCCACTTAGGCATAATGTAACGAGCTAAGCCAAAAGTGTCAATGAACCCGCCATACTTAAACTCCTGCAGACCGGCTTCGCTTAGGGTTCTGTTGAGGACCTCGATGTCAAACATTAGACCGTTGTGGCCTGCAATGATTGAGCCTTCAGGAATATTCTCCAAGAACATCCGCATGGCCTCTGCCTTGGTCGGCTGTTGACGTAAGAATTTACTACTAATTCTTCCACCTTGGCCGTCACCTACGTTTGCTAGAGTCCACGCACTAAGTTTAGACTCTGGGTTTACGTAGGTGGACATCTGACTGTCAATTTTGCCGTTGACAACCTTAACTATCGCCATCTGGATTGGGTCGTTCTTCATCTCAGGGTCAATAGGGTTAAATTTACCTGTGGTCTCAAAGTCAAAGATGTAGATGTCTTTCGAGTACAAGAAATCTACTAACTCTTGATAGCTAGTAATACCCTTTATCTCTTCGAAAGCCGGACCCTCGAACGCTGGTGGGTCAAAATATGTCATCTTAGGCTTAGGGTTGTCGTCCTCGAACTCCATAAGTTGAGTGCGGTCTGTTAAAGCTCCAGCTTTGTAGATTCCGATGGCTCTGTTTATTTCCCCCGACATTTCAGACAGAATTTCTAGCAATTCTTTAGACGGACGATTTAGCTTTCCGTAAGTGTGAGCCTCACCGGCATCGATTAGACCGTCGCGCACTCTAGCTAGAACTTCATTTACGTCCGCAGGAGTAGGTAGGTTTTTGTTCCTGAGAGTCATCTTAGGTTTCAAGGTGCTGATATCAGTGATAGCGCCCTGAATTATTTTTCTGCCTTGAGCAGTAACTGCTCTTTCTCTCAGCGCATCGGCAAGCATTGCTTGAGCACCATCTAAAATGTCTCTAAGAAGACTTAAATCATACTGTATCCCAGACTTTTGAATGCCGGCAACTCGAGCATCCTCGACTATTCTGACATCTTCATCTACGTTCTCTGCCTGTACGATGTTAGGCACACCCTGCCCTGGAGGACTCATAATTCTGTCGTATGTTGATTTATTATATTTCCATACGTCATAAGGCAGATCTACTCCAAGTACGGCTTCTACCCACTTTTTCGTATTAAAAAATTTAGGGGCTCTGTCTACGTCCTGCTGGGCAAACATAACGTAGTCGTTAAACAGACTAACTAGCCAGTCTTCCTGACCTATTTTTTCAGGGTTAGGGGTGTAGCTTTCTAGACTGAAGGTGTTGTCGTTAAGCATACGCCTGACAGCATACTCGATGCTGTCTTGGTTTTTGTACCAATCTGGCAACTGCATACGATCAATTGGGTAGCCCAATGAAATAGCCTTGACTACGTGACCGCCAATATCGTCTGCGATATCAAGCCTTATGTCGCCTCCATCAATTTCTATAGGCCACCTGATGTGGTACGGAGTTCCCCAAAAAATGCTACTCTCGTCGCTTTGTACTACCTGCCTGTTGTCTACAAGGTCGGGCTCGAAAGGCTTTGGTACAGGTCCGTAGAGAACTGGAACGTCATCCGCTTGATTGTAGGTCTCGCTGGTGCCGTCATCAAACGATACAGCATAGAATCCGTCTAGATCATTGATATCAGAAATGACCTTAGGCACACCATTAACTACAACGCGATTGCCAACCTTGAGAATACCTGGGTTGACGTAATCAACATCTAGTGGCGACTCTGCTTCCGGCTCCTCGGTTGAATCTTCAGGAGCTGGCTGTTCTGCTTCTGGAGTCGGTGTAGGTGTAGGTGTAGGTGTAGGCGCGGGGGCAGGCTGACCGGCAATAGGGGTGCCGTCTAAGTTAAAAGTCGGAACGTAGTTGGCTGGGTATGGAACACCCTCCATGCCCTCTTCTGCCAAGATGTGGTCAATAGGAAGACCCTTAGATACGTTGTAGAGGATACGGCTCTCGCCTTCAGCAAGCTCTCGAGGCTTGAAGACGCTCATAAATTGCTTGCTAACCTCTGGCTCTGTTAGGTCAGGAAGTCGCTCTAGTACGTTAGCGGCTTCTTCTTCAGTAAGTAGTCCCTTGCCAATCATGCGTTCTAGAGATGTTAGTTGACGTGAACTTGCCCCATCTAGACCTAAATTGGTGTAGAACTTAGATTTATCTTTAGGGACATACTTTTCTTTGTCAGGCGCATTATTGTTCTCTTTTAGCCAATAAGCAACGTTAGCTTCCGTCATTCTTCGGAATGCTTGCTGGAAGTCAGGGTAGTTCTGATCTGGATCATCGCCGTCGTCAATTAAATCCTGAAGTATTTTGTTTCTGAGCAGTGACTCAACCTTTACGATTTTTCCTGGGGTCGGTCTAGTGTCTCCGCTAAGGTCAGAAATCAGGAACTCGGGTGTAGGGTCGGCTTGGCCTTTTTCAGTAGCAATTTGCTTTGCTGTCGTACGGTTTCCGTAGCCACCTTGGTTATTCCATGGCCAGCTATTAACTTCATTTAGAGTTTTATAGGTAGCGTTGTAGAGGTCTGCAATAATTTCGTCGACTCTTGACTCTTGACCTTCCGGTGCTTTTCTAGCAGCTAGAGCTTTTTTAAGAGCCTGTCTAGTCTTTGGAGTCATCTTGTAAAAGAATGCTGGGAAACCTCTCTCGTTCTTTACAGGGTTTATCTGCTGAGTGTCTTCAATAATTTCTTTGAAAGATGCGGCCTCAGCCATGCTGTAGTTCTGTGGGTTTAAGAACATGTCATCAAACAGCTCGCCAACGGCAGGGTCCGTAATAATGTGAGTGTTGTAAGCTCTGTAAAGAGGTCCAGAAACTTTCTTAGGCTCCCTGCTTCCTTCAAATACGGCAACTTCAGCTGTCTGCTTCTGAGCCTTGGCATCCCACTTCTTAGAGTCTTCTTTAACTTTTTGTCTTAGAGCTTCTACTTCATTAGGGTCTGCAAACTCCATAAATGAAGGCTCTATGTCATCCCACTCGCTTGGGTCCATAGGAACAACCGGCAAGTCAGCGTCTGCCGAGTTAATGATGTCGTCAACATCGCCCCAGCTAAATCCAACACCAATAGGTGTGTCTAGTAGTGGAGATGTGGCTAGGTCGTAGACAGAGAAAGTGTCGGGAATAGTGACCGGCTCGTATGAGGTAAAATCTATTCCAGTTATTGGGTCAAAGTTGTAAACAGGAGCAGTTCCGGTAGTTCCGTCTCCAAACTTGACAAAGTTTTTGCCATCCTTACTCTGGTAGTAACCGTCAGAGATTTTTCCCCAGCCTTCTGGCATGTTGGCATCAGGGTCTACTGGCTCGTATACCTCTTCTGGAATGTCTTCTACTGCTGGCTCTTCCTGAGGCTCTGGTGTTCTTGCAGCAGGAGCGGTAGACGTCGGCTCATTCTCTGTGTCTGGGTAGTCGCGGTCTTCTTGGGTAGCAAGTTGCTGAGTAGACGCCCAGTCCTGAGCATAGCCAACTACTTCTTCTTGGCCGCGCTTGCTCGAGATAAGCTCGTATACTGGCTTGTCTGGGTTTAGCTGGTCGGTACCAAACTGGCCAATAATCTTTGAGCCAAACTTTTGCTGAGCTTCAGCAATGCGCTTTTGAAGTGCCTCGTCAGGTTTGTTGTACAAGCTAGCCTGGTAGCCATCGCCAGTGACAAAGCTACGGCTCGGGGTTACTCTGTTAGCAAGACCACTTACAGTAGCGGCAACCTTAGTTGAGTACCAGCTGGTAGGTAGATCCTTGCGCTTTAGGTCTTTCATGTCGACAAACGGAACGTTCGAGTTCTTTGCCATCGGCACTAGGTTTGATACAGCGTGCTCTGGAAGAATAGCCTTGAAGGTGCTTGTAATGTTAGATGGAAGAGTGTAAATACCGTTCTTAAAACCTTTTACGTTAGTGACCTCGATGTCGATACCGTTAGGGTCGTTCTCTGGAATACCAGCAACCTTGCCAACGATAGAGTAGATGCTAGAGCCCTTGCGAACGTAGAAGCGGATTCCGCCACCCATCTCAGCAAATTGACCCTCGTCATCACGGCGCTGACGGTTTGCACGCATTCTGCGGTGCCATGAAGAGTTTTTACCTGCGTATGGGTTACCAAATGCAACTAGAGGCTGAATAGTCAGCTCAACCGGGACCTGGTCAGCTGCAAGAGCTTGTAGACGTACGATGTTAAACGCGTAGTCAACAGAGTACGGGTTGCTAGCGTAAACGGCAGCAACGATTGAACGTGCCTCGTCAGACTTGATACGTGGGTCTGATGCAATCCAGTTCGCTGTGAGCGTACGCAAGGTAGAAGCAGGTAGGTCGTGCTGAGCGGTCGAGCTTGGGTGTCCTAGCGGAAGCAAGTCGGTGTGAGACATCTCTCCGTTTGCTGACGGACCTTCTAATGCAAGAGTAAGGAAGTTTTGAACTTCGCGCAGAGCGTTAAAGCACTGAACGTCGACTTCTAGTGACGCAGAGGCAGTGAGTGCTCGCTCTGCAACTGTAAACACGGCCTCGTCAGAAACGGTGCGACCTTTTGGTGCATCAACAAGAGTTGACTCAATGATGTCAATGATTGAATCTTTAAGTGACTCGTCTGGAGTGTTGTTACGGTCGAACTCTTCAATAAAGTTACTCACTTGTTATTCTTTCTCTTGTTTCGGAAGTAAGTCGGCGTCTTTACTATCGTACAGGTTAATAGCTAGGTCTGATGCTCTGGTGAATGGGTCTTCGCCCTCGGTAACGCCCCTCTTCCACGCAGCGCGGAATACAGGGAGTGCTTCGTAACCTAGGCCAGCATACTCAGTCAACGCGTAGATAGCGTCTTCAGGAGTTGCGTATGTTTCTGGAGATTCAATTTTGACAGTAAGTAGGCTTTCGGCGTAGACAGAGTCAAGGCCGGTGCTTCCAGACGCAGTTACGCTACTCTTAGGGTGTGACGCTGGTAACAAATCGTTGTCGGTGGTGTACTTAGGGTTCTTAGGGCTTCCAGACTTTACTAAGTGTAGGAAAGCGTTAACGCGAGCCATAGACCACGAAGCACGGTTCTGGTCTGGACGGTGTGAGGTCGAGAACGCACCCGCGCCACGGCGGTAAACGGCCTTAAGCTTTGATAGGGAAACCTTCTTGCTGGCAGAGTCAACGCTGTCGTTGTGTTCCTTGACCTTGTTGCGAAGAGAAGTCTCTACGGCTTTCGAGAAAGTAATCTTCTTTGCGCCAGCTGCTGAGCCCTTCTTGTTTTTGTCCGAGCCTTTAATCTGGTCTTTCTTAGGAGCTGGCTTTGAGCCTGCGGTTGCAGAAAGAGCTGCTGCTTCGTCTGCCGGTACGCAGTTAGGAACCATCTTGCCGTTCTTTTCTTTCATGCCAACCTGAACGTAGCCATCCCAGCAAGGACCGTCCGAAGCAGCAGTAACTGCTTCTTCCTTTTCTACGTCCTCGGTGATTGGACCACCAGCTGCCCAAGCGTTGCAGGTACGGCTAGCGGCGCACTTGAAGTCTAGGGCGGTGCAGTAGCCAAGCTCAGCCTGGTCGATTGCATCCCATGCGCTCTGCTCGCCAGAGCCACCCTCGGCAATGCCGGTCTCGATGCAGTCTAGAGTCTTTGGACGGCGGTCGAAGAATACACAGTTGCCACAGATGCTCTTGCTTGCCTCAACTGGAGTAATCTTCCAGCGGTCTGCTTTGTCCTGCCAGAACTCGGTGTTTGCCTCGTCAGGGTTTAGTGGGCCGTAGCCAACGTTGTCGATTGCGATCTGACGGTTTTCGATGTTGAGAACACTGTCTTGAGTTGCAGGCGGGCACTTGCCCCCGTAGTCTGCGTCTGCAGTAATGCTTTCGCTCTGTAGGGTTACAGGTCCCTTACCCTTTTTAATCTTAGACATGTCGAGCACTTCGGCTGGAGCTCCTGCCCCACCTGAGAACTCTCCAGGGAAATACTCGTGGTCTCCAGCGGTCTTGCCCTTTGGTGCCTTAGCTGGGTCTACTGAGCCCTCTGGAAGTACTGCAAAACGGCAGTAGCCCTCCGGGTCAACCTTAAACGCAACAACGGCGCACTCTTGGCCTCCGCGGTATAGAACACAGTTGCCACACTTAACGCCCATCTCGGCGTAAGGGTTGTCTTCTGGTTCGTGGTAGTTTGCCCAAATGCCGGTCTGGTCTTCGTCAAACTTGCCGTACTTGTCGGCAATCTCAATTAGTGCCTCGGCTAGGTCTACTTCTTCTGGAACTAGGTGTCCAGCAGCAAGCAAAGAAGTACGGATTGATTCAGGGGTAGGCTGAAGTTCTAGCAGTGAGTCCGAGTTATCGTTGTCAACTACTTCTAAAAGAACTTCAGCCTTAGATTTTCCCATATCAAGGTTCATGGTCTGGATTTGCATTGAATCTGCGCCGATTGTAGTACCAATCATCCAGTTCCACTTAGAGTGTGCGTCCATTCGGCCAGCTGCCCAGTCTGCAATTCCCTGTGCGTTGATTGCACTGGCAATGTTGAAGATGTCTTCAACGCAGTTCTTAAGAACTAGGTTTGCTTCGTATAGGTTTGCACCCATCTCCATCGGGTTTCCCATACATGGCTTAGACTCTAGGCAAGCAAGGGCTAGGAACTGGCGTAGGTCGTGGGGAGCGTCAAAGCCGAGGATACGGATATACTCTGCAATGCGGTCTTCTTCACCGCTCCAGTCTTCGTAGATTTTTCCAAAGAACTTGTGAAACTGAGTAAACTCTGGGCCCTTGACGTTCCAATGGTAGCCGTGCGCCATATACTGCGCAACAACAGTAGTGCCGAGGAATTTGGCTAGCGCGGTAGCTAAGCCTTCCTTACTCAGGTCGTACGATTTTTCATTCATTTGTTTTCCTTATGCTAGGTTTTGTGCGTCTGTTGTAGGTTCTGCAAGCTGAACTGGAGCGGCATCAACTGCTGCTGGCTCTGCTCCCTCTGCTTGCGTGGGGGCTGCTTCTGCTGGAGCGGCCTCTGGAGGGGCTGGAGGGCCCCCTAGAGCCTGTGCAACGTCTCCTGGAATCGGAGCTACGCTCGAAGCCTGCTGAGCCGCCCTGGCGGCTGCCATGACCTCTGGCGCAACTGCGGCAAGCATAGCCTCGGTAAGCTCTGGAGTGATGGCACCCTTCTCAAGTAGCA